TCACGGTGGCGATTTGGCCTTGGGCGACCGTGCAGAACTTCGTCGTACTCCTCAGCCTGGGATAGGCCCCGCCAAAGTCGCGCCGGGGAAAGATGCGCTCGCTCGGAGCGGATGTGCGGAACGTGGTGAAGTCGAGTTGACCTCCGCCGCGAAACGGAACGTACCACCTCCAGTCATTCGCTTGCTGATCATAGCGGCTGATGGTCAGCCGGGGCTGATTCTGTACGCCTCCCGGCTCGCGTCCGAACGCGGTATAGGTGGCCAGAGCCGTAAGAGACATTAGGCCGGAGGGCAGTTTGCAGTTCTCGAAATTGATACGGTTGAAGAAGTTAATGTTCGACGACGAGTTCAGGAGATTGGCAATGCCGTTTCCGGCTTTGAAATCCACATCGACGAACTCGACGCAGTCAAACGCGACAATGTTCGCAAGCAACAATGCGTTCGTCACCGGATAGGTGGCGGACTCACCGGCAATCCTGCCCCCGATCACCCGGAGATCGGAACACATACGATCATCACTATTGGATGTCGTGAGCGCAATGGCGTTCGTGGCTCCGTAGATGGCTGGATTGCTCAGCAGGAACAAGCCGCGGGATTGCACGATCTCCACTTCGTTTGTGCTGCTGCACCTGACAGCCACGATCCCATCTACTACCAGGCGCTGCCAGCGATACCGCACTCCCCAATTCGCGAATCTGAATCCGCTTGAACCGCCGCAGAAGAAGCGTCGAAGATTTGATACGGATAGCGCGTTGGCGTAGGCGGAGGCATCGCTGGGCTCGAACAGATTGAACAATCTGTGGTTGCTGCCGATCAGAGTGCAGTTTTCGATTGTCCCGTCGAAACTCGTGAGGGACATCACGGGAGCAGAATCATTATTGGCGCATCTCGCGAACAGGCAGTTGCGGATGACGCCTTTCCAGTCGGGCGGGGCTCCGTTCCAAGTGTCAATAGCAATGAGGCCTCCCCCGCCCGTGCCGCATCGATAGTAGATGTTCCCGTCCACCTCAAATCCCTCGTAGGTGGCTGTGGAGCCATCGAAACGAATCCCGTGTATCATGAGACAGGAGCGGAAGACGGAATCGCGGACGCGCTTCATCCCGGTATCAAACACATTCTGACCGCCGATCCCGCTGCCGCTCGTGTTTGCCGCATTGGTGCCGAGGTAGAACAGGCTGGCGTAGCGTATATCGTAGACGTAGTTGATTCGGCTGCCTGTCTGCCACTGCCACCGATTGTTCCAGACCCATTGATTTGAACTGGACTGGCTGCGCAGAACCACGTTGAAGCTACGGAGGTTGAGCGCAAATGCTCCGCCCACTTCTGGGATCCCCGTCCCGTCCCGGGCCACGGTCAGATTTGCGGAAAGCGTGATGTCGTTGCCAGAGACGGAGGAGACGGTGAACTCCTGCCAATCCGACACGGTCGGCCTGGAGGGACTGAGCATAATTGGATCGCCAGACGTCCAGCCCGTGGCGTCCGCCACCGTGATCACGGGCTGGCCGGAGGCCGCGTTCGCAGTCAGATTGGTGATCCGGGTCAGCGTGGGATTGGATCCATAGATAGTGACCGTCCCGCCCCAATTGAACAATCCGGTCTGATTGGCAGACGACACCTGAAACTCCAGAATTGCCGTTGAGGATGCCGGAATGGGATTGCTCGAGCTGCCCATGCGGAACACGCCCTCGCAGCCCACAAAGAGGGAACCGTTGAGTTTCAGAATGTAGTTCGTATTGGTCGCGGTCCCGTAGGCCAGTTCGCAACCGCCTGCGATCGTGATAGAGAACGGCGGCGACTGCGGCCAGTTTCCGCTCACGGAAGGGCCAATGACGAGGGCGGTATTAGTGCTATCCATCGTCACCGTCGGAGTGGTGACGGAGCTCCCGGTCAGAATCCTGGCGATGTGCAGTTTGTCATTGCTAGCCGGACTTACGCTGTCGTTCAGAACGAGAGCTTTGCACCAATCGTTCGCCGTGGATGAACGCGAGAAGTAGATCTGATCGTTACCGCTCGCGCGGACACGCACGTTGTAGTTCTTCCCGGCTTCCAGTGTGACGGGACTGGCGAAGACGAAATAGTGCCATCCCGCGCTTCTCAGATCGTTGTAGCTGACGCTGACGACGGCCACCTCGACCGAGTCGGTGGCGTTATACAGACTCACGTCCAGAGTGCCGGTGGTCCCGGCGCGATCCGATATGCGCAGAACGATTCCAGACGCGGTGACAGCTCCCGGCGAGAAATTGGGCGAGGATACATAAGACGTGCTCGCCGCCTGCGTAGTAGAGAGGCTGTCCACTTCCCCGGTGGACGCGCAAGACCGCCAGATGGCGGATGTGAGGTTCCCGCTCTGGTAACAGACGAGCGTGGCCATGGCAGCCTCCTAGATCAGAGTTTGAAGATGCGGTTGCTGTCGTTCGGCCACTGAATCGTGATATTGCTCCCGTTCGGCGTCGTCGGAAGGCCCGCGTAGTTATCGATGTAGGCGATCAGCCTGGACGTGGAGTCCGTGCCAGTGTGCTTGTAGAGCACGATGGCTTCAAATTGATCACCGCTCACGCTGGCGATCGTATGATCGTCCGCGTCGCAGACTCCGTTCGTGGCCGTCTTGTTCGCCAGACTGGCGCTGGAGACGGCCACTCTGGCTGCCGCCGGAATGTCGTCCAGAAAATCGTGCGTGGCCAGATCGACGGTGTAGTCCGCCGAGTCTACCAGCACGACCCGGATGTCATCGCTCTCCCAATTGATGAGGCCCTTGGCGAAAGCCTCGCGGCCCTTGTCGTACAGTCCTGTCGGCATCGTACCTCCTTCCTGCTATCATCAAAGATCCACGCCATGCATCCGCAGCGTGGTCACAATTGAATTCGCTATCCGCTTCCCATCGGAAGTTTCCGCGTTGACGTTGATCGTGAAATTCCTATCGATCGGAACCAATGTGATCCCGCCCGGGCTGGAGAAAGCCGGAGCGGAAGCCGGCGCCTGTTTGTAGGCTGGCGAATTGAGAAATTGCGTCGAATCCTCCAACAGACGGATCCCGGCTTGTTTCACAGTCTCTGCCACTTTCGAAATTCCCTCGTTCAGCGTATCGATCGTCTTCAAAGTCAGCGAGGCTACGCCCCCTTGAGTGCGTGCGTAATCCACAGTGGAAGCTGAGGCGCTGCGCGCCGCGCCCTCCAGATCATAGAGGGAATCCGTCGCGGTCTCACCAGCTTCCGAAGCATATTGCAACGTCGTGCTGGCGGATCCTGCGGAACGGGACAGCGACTCCGCGGAACGCGCCACATCGGTCAATGCTTCGCTCTGCATTGCCGCAGCCCGGCTCATGGAGTCTGCTAGAGACGTTGAAGCCTTCGCCGCCGTAGCCGCGGCCGCCGTGCTCGTTTCAGAGGCTTCACGAGCCGTCTTTCCGACATCTTTCAGCCCATCGGAGGCTTCAGATGCCGTTTCTGAAACATGGGTCAGAGAATCCTCAAACATCGCCGTTTTCTGTTCCGACGGAACAGCGTTCTTGGGCTGGGCAGCCTGGGCTCCGAGCCGGGTATTGATCTCCTGGAGCGTCTGGAGGATGGGATGAATATCGTAGCACTGTTCTTTGATCGTGACGAGCTCGTCGTGAATCATGCCCGTCATGACGCGTATGGTATCGAGCTGGTAGTTGCTGGCAGGATCCACGCCGGGAAGCCACTTGTTCAGAGTGTCCTGGATGGCCAAGAGCTGACTGAAGATTTCGCGCGTGGTGACCTCGATCCTTCCCACGTCTTTCTCAATGCGGCGCCCTTGGAAATACTGGAGGCCGCCGAAGATGGCATCCGCGATCCCTGTGAACAAGTTCGTCCACGCCATGAATCCACCGGCCATTCCGCCGCCCGCCCCCGTCATTCCGCCGCCCCCGCCGCCTCCGGTTCCAGGAGTCGGAACAGACGGCGTGGCTGCCCCTCCGCCGCCCCCAAACAGTCCCTTGAGGGCGTCCCCGATCTTGCCGAAGACGCCGAGCACTTTGTCCCCGAACAAGAGGGCTTGATTGTCGGCCTCTTTGAACCATTTGATCACGCCGTTGATCATTCCTTCGAGTACGAAGCGAAGCACGGCGCGAAGAATCTGATCGAACACGTTCGTCATCACTTCGCCCAGATTGCGGCCCGAGAGAATGGCGTCGGCCAGCCCCTTGCCCATATCGCTGATGATGGTACTGATCTGCCGTCCAAGCACGGCCAGATCGTCCATCTGTTTCTTCCCGATGTTTGCCACCGAGACCATCTTCTCGATCTCGTCCTTCACCGCCTTGGCGTTGGCGACCATCGAGCTCACGTCCTCGCCGGCGTTCACCTTGACCGCGATCTGGGATTCCAGCATGGCGAGGTAGGCTTGCTTGTATTCCAGGAGAGTGGCCTTGCCATCCTCGTAGGCTTTCGTGATGACGTCGAAGGCCTCCTTCGTCTTGGCGGCTTGATCGGCTAGCACGTACTGGGATGTGATGCCGAGAGCTTTGTAAGCCTCGTCAATCTTGCCGTAGGTCTCCGCCGCGCGCTCTCCCAATACGGTCAGACTGCTGANGAGTTCCGGGGGAGCGGTGAGGTTCCGCAGATCGGAAGCTGCTTTCTGAGCATACTCGCTCAAGCGCTGCCATCCGCGCTCCATCTCCTCCGCTTGGGCGGCGCGTTGCAGTTCGCGGAGTTTCTGGATTGCCAGATCCGCCGTCGTGATGTGCTGTGTGAGGGCGGGATTAAGGCTCTGCGAGTAGGCGAAGGAAAGATCACGGATGTAATCCTGGAGTTGTCTGATTGCAGCGGAAGCACTGAAACCTTGCTCCTCCATGCGCTTGAAGGAGGCATAGTCTTTGGGCAGATCGTCGAGGATATCCCGCAGCCGTTTGAGCGATTGAACCGCTTCTTGATGCGCCTCCTTCATTCGCCGCGCCGCTTCCTGGGCCTCCTCCGAATTTTTGGCGACGGCTCCCAGACTGCGCGAGGTAGCCTGAGCCTCCCCGCCCACGAGGGCCAGTTGGGACTTGACCTGGCTCATGGCCTCGGCGAGCTGCCTCTCGATCTGCACCTGCTCCCCGCGGCTGATCTTCCCCGCTCTGGCAGCCTCCTCCACCTGCTTCTGGATCTCGATAATCCGGTCGCGATAGGCCTCCAGTTGCGCTCGCGCTTTCTGCATCCCGGCGGCGTCAAGCCCGATAGAGATCTTGGAGCTGATGGACGCTACGGAATCTGTCACGCGTTTCAGCTCCGCGATAGCTTGTCCCGCGTTCTGCACGGCCTGTGGCGCCGCATTGACCGTGGCAATCATCGCGCGCAGCTTGCTTGCGTACTCCTCCAGACTCAAACTGCCCTGGCTGACTGCTACACCCTTGGCTCTGAGTGCGGCTTCCAGCTTCTGAACGCTGAACGCGAGATCCTCATTCGCCCGTTTCAGATTTCCTTGGGCGCCGCTGATGTAGGAGATGGCGGTGCCCAGTCCGGTCACCTTGTCGATCGCCGATCCCAAGGCGTCACCGAATTCGCGGATGGCGGGGATATTGTTGCGCAGCCAGGAGCCGAGCTGCCACCCTGCGAACGCTCCGCCCGCCAAGATGGCCGCCTGCCCCAGGCGTGCGATGGCAAGCTCCGCTCCATTCAGCGCCCCCACCATATTGTTGCGCAATGCGAATACGACATTCCCTACGACGCCGGATAGGGAGGCGAATCCGCTAATGAGGGCAGCCTTGGCAGCCGTGACGAGTGCGAACCCCTCGCTAATGAGGGGAAGCGCTTTCGCCAGCCCGCCGAGCGCGAGAAGCAACGGACCGACGGCGGCCGTCAGAGCGGTAATGGCCAAGACGGTATTCTGCACGGGCTGAGGAAGTTTCCCGAAAGCCGTGACCATATCCGTCGTCCAGTTCAGCAGTTGGATGCCGCTCTTGTAGAGCTGCTCTATGGCGGGCGCCAGCACTTTGCCGACGGCGATTCCGAGCGTTTCGAGCGATCCAAAGAACTCTTCCCGGGCTCCTCCGAGGCCGCGGCGCATCGTATCGGACATCTGCTTGGCGGCGCCCTCTGCATTCTGAAGTTCCTTTGTCAGATCTCGAATCGTGTCTCCTCCCGCGGCAATCAGTGGCAGCACATCGCTTGCGCGCTGGCCCCAGATCGTGAACGCATCCGCCACTCCGATCTGTGCTTTCTTGAACTGATCGATGATGTCCGCGAGCGGAAGTATCTTCCCGCTAACATCAGTGATATGGATGCCCAGGCGCTGCATCAGCTCCGCGGCTTCTTTGCTCGGATTGAGCAGGTCCGCGATCATGTTGCGCACCGCCGTGCCCGCCTTCTCCCCGCGAATGCCCGCGTTGGCCAGTATCTCTAGAGCCGCGGCTGTCTCGCTCAGACTCAGCCCCGCCGCCTTCGCGACCGGGCCGACGTATTTGAAGGCGAATCCGAGCTCCTCGACCGTCGTGGCGGAAGACGAAGCTGATCTGGCGAGAATATCCGCCACGCGGCCGATCTCCGATGCCTGGAGCTGGAAGCCTCCCATGATGGCCGCAGCGATTTCCGCCGCATCAGCAAGTTCCAGTTGACCGGAGGCGGCCAGGCTTAGCACGCCCGGCAGGCCCTGCAGAATTTCAATGGCGCTGAAGCCGGAGGACGCCAGTTTCGTCATGGCGTCTGCGACCTGTTGGGAGGAGTATTGGGTCTCCTGTCCGAGCTTGATCGTCAGTTTGGACAGCTCGTCCAACTCCGACTTGAAGTTCTTCAGATACTCCGGGCTATTGTTGCTGAAATCGCGAAGCAGCGCCTCCACTTTGTTCATGGAGGCTTCAAAAGAGGTGAACTGGCTTAGGCTGGCGGCGGCGATTCCTGCAAGGGGCGCCGTAATGGCTGCGGTCATTGAGGCGCCGACCTTGATCATCTTGTCGGCGACGTCTTGCAGGCTCTGACTGGCTTTCTGCAGCCCTTCCTGGAATTCAGAGACATCCATTCCGAGGCGCGCGTACAGATCGCCGACTTTGACCGCCATCACTTACCTCCGAACAGAACGTGCCACTTCTTCACCATCTCCAGCTGCTCCTGCCAGGTCTGCTCCCGGCGAACGGTCCGGTTGCCCCGCCGTTGCGGCATGAAATCCTCGATCTTGAACGGCCGCTTGTTCCTGCCACGATGAATGTTCGCGAGCAGCGTGCAGACGAGGGCTGCGCGGGAATCCTGTTCCTCCAGATCGACCAGACGGCGTTCGAAGAGAGCGCGAAACTGGGCGGGAGTGAGATGGAGAAACTCCCCATCCGTTAGTCGCAGATCGTAGCGCGCCACCGCCCATAGATGCAGCCAATCTATTGAAGCATGGCGCGCAGAAGAGGGCGGGCGGGGGAGTCCCCTTCTCCCATCGCCAGTTTCCACGCGCGCTCAAACGCTGCGAGGGCGTCCTTCATGTTTCCGACATGAATCCACCTGCCCACGTCTGCAGGCGTCAGATTCGGATCCTCGTGACGCAACGCCGCTGCGAACACATCCCTCACCTTCGATATCGGAAGGCGCATTAGCTCCCCATCGGCGGGGAGCTGGCCGTCCAACGACTGCTGAATCTGGATCAGGGCGTTGAAATCGATTCTGAAGTGCCGCATCCGATCCAGCTCTACGGGCACTTCGGGGAACAATACATGATCATGCACGGCATGAACTCCTCAATCTCGTCTGAAGGAGGCCCGACTACCTCGGGCCTCCCAAGCCTCTGAATTAGGAGAACGTCGGGGCGCCGTTCACCTTGATCGTGACACTCGCGCTCAGAATGTCAGCAGGATCCGCACTCATTTCGAATCCGGTCACGATGCCGGGAATCGTCCAGGTCGTGGTGCTCGCATCGGGAAATACGAGCTGGAAGTTACGCTGAATGCGGTTCCGGAAGAGATACAGCAATCCGGTGGATGCGGCTTCGTGCGTGACATCAGTCGGGATGAAGTTAATGTCCATCGAAATCTCGCCGCCGTCCAGAAGGCCGGAAATGAACTGCCGCCACGCACTCGGCGTATTGTGGACGGTGGCGTCCAGCACGTCGGCTTGGAACGTCGGCCCGCTCAGACTGCGGATCTCAGCGATCGTGTTATAGACCGGGGGGCTCGCTCCGTCGCTGACTTTGAGCAGCGTCCCCTTGGCGGAAATGGCATTCGACATTTAGAAATCTCCTGTCGCGGCGCCACTGGCGCGAAATTCACTGTCCCTGGATTATTCTCGCTCGCGAAGGGCTCCACTTTGGAAGATCGCGAAGGCGGGATTCGTACGGCTCCAAGCCGCGCCACTTGGCAGCGAGAAAATCAAAGCGATCTTTCCAAGAGTCGGCGGCGTCTACGCCGATAGAGAGCAGACGCCGAACGCTGGAGTTTCGGATTCGATGCAAGTAGGACAGCCCGGTCAGATGCCGAATGCTCCATCCGCGTCGTTCGAACTCCCAGGCGATATCGACATCCTCCAGACCATATCCCGGCTCCTGAAACGAGCCTTCCGTTTCAAATCGTACATCGCGGAAAGCCTCCATACGGAAAGCTCCGTACTGCGTCCATGCGATATCCCGGCTATCACTGAGCACCAGGCGGGAGGAGCCGGGCCACGTTCCGGGCGGGCCGTCGCTTCGGCAGCCGCCGCTCCACAATCCGAGACAGGCCACATCCGGCATCCACGCCAGCTCCCAGACGAGCGAGATGGTAGACCACGGAATGACGGTGATATCCCCGTCGATGAAGACAATGAACTCCGCGTTCAGACTGGCGGCTTCATCCAGGATCTGGTTCCGTGTCACGCTGACTCCGCGAAGGCGGGGATTCACGATGAAGCTGTAAGGGCAGCCTGAGGATGCCAGGCGCGACCGCGCGCGATCCCGATAGTTGTCTCCGCTTCCGCTATCCCCCACGACCAGCACGGCATCGATCCCGAGCTTACGCCAGCGAAGACATTCCCGTGCTGCGTAATCAATATTCTCCAGCCCTACATCGCCGTCTTCCCATGTCGTGATCCCGATCACGACGGAACGAGGAGGGGACGGAAAGCGAAAATCTGTCGGGTGGAACGCCTCGTTATTCAGATTCTTCGGACTCGTATTGCGGTCGTGCACGAGCGCTACCTGGAGNTCCTCCGGCAAGTTTCCGATTGGAATCCCGGCCTTGGCNCACTGCTGNACGAAGGCCTCATCCTCCCCGATCANCACATCGGGGAAACGAATGCTGCGCGCCAGATCACTCTCGTAGAACAACGTGGCCCCTGTGAGGTAAGAGGTCCTGGTATCGTATCGCAGCACACGTTTGCCGTCGCTATACAAGTGACGATGCACGCCCGCGAGCTTCACTTTCGATCTCGCGACGACGTTGACGTAGGACTCTATTCTGCGAGCGTGGTACACCTCATCATCGTCCCAGTGAGTAGTGTACTGGCTTCGAACGACGGAAAGAGCTAGATTACGCATGGCGCCGATGGTCGCTTTCTTCGGCGCCGTCACGAACTCCAATTCGAGATCCCCATAGTCGAAGACTCTGCGAGGGGAGGAGGAAACCACGACCAATTTCTTGCGGCTCCAGCTCTGTGCCGCAAACTGAAGAGCCGCCTGACGCGCCATGTCCGGGCGATTGGTGACCATGATTGCGGTCACCTCGGGCTCGTCGATCTGGTGCTGGCGGTGAATGTGNTTGANCNCCTCGGATTCCNCGGTGAAATCAATTCGGCAGTAAGGGCACTCCCAGATCGGGATGCCATGCCAGAGTTTCTCTATGGGAGCTTTCATNCTGTCTCCAGGTGAGCCTGAAAACGCTGCACAATGTGAATCTGGTTCACGTCCTCTTCCATCACGATGGACTGGGAGAGGAAGCAGGTGATGAAATGCCAAGGGGGATCCAC